GTTCAAGTACGCATTGCCAGAGATTGGTCGGCAGATTGCCAAGAACAATGGCTATGATGCATCCAATCTTACTAAGGCTGCTGGTATTTCGGCAGAGATTGTCAATAGGATTGACAAGTCTACGCCAATCTACGGCAACCTTCGTGACATGATTGCTGATCATCTTGGCTATGGTGTAAAGACCTGGCCAACCGGAGCAGGTGCTGGTTGCTATCAGACCGTAGACCTTGAAGACTTGTACGACAATCACAACCTTGAAGTCGAGCTTCACCTTGTGATTACGCGCAAGCCAATCGACAAGGATCTCGCACTCAAGAAGTACGGGGTCAAGTAAATGCTGGCAGTAGACAATCGTCTACTGCACCGTCGTCAACGACTTGCCACTGCTGCTGCTTATGTCGGGACATATAAGCGCGGCAGTGGCAGGTCCCTGCTGACACGGTTCAGGCAGGCACTTGACACACACGGCATTGATAATCTATTCCAGTTCAGCAACTGGTATCTAAAGTTCCAGGGCAGAATCAATCTACTCGCAGATGAGTACGGGCTGGACTATGAGACAACGTATGCAGCAGTTGCTGCGTTGTCACCAGGTCTAACGCCGGATGCTAACATCAAGGTAATGGTAAAGATACTCAACGGTATCGACAGGGTTCAGGCTTACCCTAACGCAGTAGTAAAAGCCAAGAAGATCCTAGAAACAGGGGACACGCTGCTGCTTGGCAAGATGAAGACTCAAGACTTCTTCCGTGCTATTCGTGCAGGTGGGGAATGTGGCAGTGCACCGATTGACAGGTGGGCTGCGCGTGAGTTCAAGCCATACAACAAGAAAGTTGATGGCTCGTGGCCAGTGGTTGACCTCAACCTTGGCTTGTACAAAAACATGCAGGCTGAGTTCAAGTATGCCGCAGAACATTTGGGTATTTGGGACGCAGAACTGCAAGCTATCCTATGGTGTGACCGTAGGGGAAAGGAATAGTATGGCAAGTAAGAACAAATGCAACAAAGTACGCAGCGTTGATCTGCCGTACGCTATCTTCATTGCTGGCGATTGGGAATGGCGTGTACTACGACGTTACCAATCAATGGAGAATGAGAAGTCCAATCCAGATGCTGCTTGGCTATGTGCGGTGAAGTCACCATACACAGGCAACAACTGGGAATATGGAGATACATATGTTCACGATATTCCTGGTGCTTTTAACGGCATGGATTTCAGCAGCGAGACTGCAGGCACGGATGACCAGCAGATCTCAATCACCATTGCAGGATGAGGAGAAAGATAATGAATGAGGACGTTAAGGAATCGATCAAGGAACTTGAGACAACGCTTAGCCGCTTGTCCCGTGAGATCTCAGATGCACGCTCGCAAGTAGATGACATCGATACCAGCTATGTAGTTGGTGAAGTCAAGGATGCACTCGACTCCATCGAGGGCGACATTGACATGGTAAACAATGCACTCGAAGAGGTACGCGACAATGTCAAAGGGTCTGACGAGCACACTGATGTGCTTAATGCACAGAAGCGTCTCGGCAGAAATGCGTCTGACGTTGTCAATCTTCTTGGAATTGCAACAGAACGCATCGCTGCAATCCAGCGTACAACGTACGACGATTCATCGTTCGCACTGAGCACGGCTAGCGCAAGCGACATCGAGCTGCAGGCAAGCGGGTTGTTCAACATGTACTGGATGCTGGTGGATGTGCTGGGTTACAGCAACGACAGCTTCAAGCACAACTTGATGACCAAGGATCTATCGTATACATTCAAAGCAAAGGAAGTACCAGCCAATGCCTGATGTAGTAGTGACTTACTTCGATAAGTTTAACTGCACTAAGTGCGGTAAGGATTCAAGTGAGTCAAGTGGTGGTGTAATTCCTAACGCAATCGACGCCTACTGCGTTGATTGTTGGGCAGAATTCACACGCTATGAGACATGCGTTGAATGCAAATTGAAGTTTGACCTGCACGATACAGAGGAAGCAAGTCAGTGGTTCTATGGCCACGACTGCGAGAAGCTTTAGCAAAAGCTGGCGGTAACATAATAGCCCGTGTGCCTTCCGGCACACGGGCTATTTATTTGCTATTCACTTATGGCGTAGGGTCGGGGACGTCTCTCGTTTCGGCGGGGTTTCTGTTTGCACTATGTACACACGCACCCCATAGAGCGCCCCCCTTGAGAGCGGCGCCAGTTTCATGAAAGCGGCGGGGCTTAAATCTATGAACTTGCCGCCCTTCCTACTGCAAAGACAGTCACGGATAGTGACGCGCACGCACTTGTCTTTGTAGCAGACGAAGGCATCGTAGGCTTTGTCCCCCCACTTGAAACCTGGTACAGCTGCGTACATAACTGTCTCGCCTTTACGGTAGGGGGCGCACGTGTTCCTGAATCCACCGTAGCATGACTTGCCGTCCGTCCGGCCATACCAGGTGGCACGCACGCCATCTGTTGCGGGTGTCCATATCATTGAGATGGACAGCAGCAGGGCGATCATTACATCTGCCACTCTTTCTTTTTGGCTGGCCTATCTTTGCGCTTGATCTTCCGGACTCGCTCCGCCTCTTCGTATTCGACGGGGAACTCCTGCTTCAACATGGCCTTCAGTGACTGGGATACCGATGCCTTACCGTCGTCGTACCCCTTGAGGTACACCTTCTGAATTACGCGCTCGATCTCTGCTGAGGCATGCTCACATAGCCCGTGGTCGCACTCGCAGTCATACTCGATGACGATCTTCTCAACTGATAGTCCCATTAGATGACTCCTTTAAACGTTGCGGTCGGTCGGTGGAACATTAGATCTGCCCTACCGGTTGGACCATTACGATGCTTCGCAATCTTGCAGTGGACTGTCTCTACTGCAAGGTCAAGCGACACATCGGTTGATCGCCACAGCATGAGCACCACGTCGGCGTCCTGCTCGATGGCGCCTGAGTCACGCAAGTCAGAGAGCTTAGGCTCATTGTTCTCACGGTACTCAGATGAACGACTCAACTGTGAGAGCGCAATCACTGGGACATCTAGTTCCCTGGCTAGCGCCTTCAACCCACGGCTGATGTCGGCTACATCGTACACCCTGTTGCCATCCTTGGTCTGCTTGTCTGGTGCCATGAGCTGCAGATAGTCAACGATGACTAGGTCAAGCCCATGCTCAGCCTTCAGACGCCTGCACTTGGAGCGCATCTCTGATGGGCTGGAGATAGATGAGTCCTCTACTCTGAGGCCGCTGTCCCTGATGCTCTTGGAGATGTTAAGCACCTCGGTGAGTGAACTCATGTCTAGTTGCCCGTGCCTGATGTCATGGAGTGATACCCCAGACAGTGACGAGATGAGTCGGCTACCGATCTCTTCCCTGCTCATCTCCATTGAGAAGATGGCAACGGACTTACCCTGCTGTATCGCTGCGTTGGCTGCCATGCCTGTGGCTAGGGCTGTCTTGCCGATGCTCGGCCTGGCTGCGACAACGACCAGGTTGCCACGCTGCCACCCACCCACGATGCTATCAATGGCGGGGATGCCGGACGAGATACCGCTAGCGCCACCAGCCTGCATGAACTGCAAGCGGTGGAGTGTCTCATCCATCACCTGCTGCATGTCGGCAAACTTGCCAGCAGTCCTTGACTTGCTGATCCCCATGATGAGGCGCTCAGCCTCGGCCATTGATTCCTCCGGAGTCCTAGATCCCGACGATAGTTCTGCTACCTTGGTGGCTACGTTACGTAGCGCACGGTAGGTTGAGTTGCCGATGACGATGCCCATGTATGACTCATAGTTCAAACTGTTGGGTGTGTCAGATGACATTGAGGATACGTTGGCGTACCCTCCGGCATCTTCCAACGTGTCGGATGAGCCAAGCTTGTCCGTGATAGTGATGATGTCTAGGGCTGTGCCCTTCTTGACTAACTCCTTGATGGCAGAGAACACAAGCCTACACTCTCGGTCATCAAAGTCTTCTTCGCTGACGCGGTCGACTACGTTCTTCGCAGCCTCGCCGTCAATGATGCACGCCCCTAGCAGTGCCCTCTCACTTGCTCTTGGTGAATTCATATGCCTCCTCTACGGTCCATGACCATCGCCCATCTGGTACGTAGTGTACCTGCTGTAAGCATATCAGACTTCCTGAATGCATGCTCACCATACCCCCGTGCTCGCTATCTAGTGGGCAGTTGATGCCACTATTCCTTAGCGTAGAGGTACGGGTCTTCCGTTTGGTTCCAGGCGTCTTCTGGGTCCCTGCTGATGTCTGGCTTCCATTCTCCACACTTCACCTCTACTACGGGTCCGGAGACCCCTTCTTCCGTAGTGATGCTGCACATCGCAATGCACTTACGGTCACTACACCACAAGAAACTTTCCGTCTTGTCGTCGAAGTCTATCATGGGTGAGTGGCCTAGGTCAAGGGCCTTCGTGATGGAGTCCATCTCCATCTGCCCGATGACGCTCTGCCTTCGTGTGTTGGCCCTCTTCTTGCCCAGAGCGTTGTTATAGATCTGAATCGCTTCTGGATTTGCTGGCGGTCGACGCATGATTTTCCACCTCATCTATTGGTACTGTCTTAATAGGATTGGGGAACCCCGTTAGATCGTGATAGTCAATGCCCATATCTTTGCAGTACTGCCGAAGGGATTTACCCTGAGACCTGGCATCAGCCAGGAAGAACTTCAACATGTAGTCGCTACCCATTGGTGATACTCACAACCTTTCTCATAGCTGGGTACATCTTCCACGCCTCTACCGCTGCAGCCTTGGCCTTAGCAATCGGCATGAACTTGCCCATCAGATCAACGTATGCTCTCGCCCACTTGACGCTGTGCTGTCCCGGTACCATGAGGTGCGCCACCTCGTGTAGGAATGTATCTTCGTC